AGGTTGGCGGCGATTCAAACGATTCTGTCGTTGGTGAACGCCACCCCAACGTTTGCGAGGATTTACGCCGACCGCCACGGTGTGTTGCATCTGCGGTTGCTCAAGGAAATCGACGACGCTGACAACCACCCGCTGAACGGTGGAGCACTGCCCAGAACGGGAACGCCTCAAGACTTCTACCCCTCTTCAGTTTCACGGGAGGACGGAGACGTTCAAGGTTTCAACGTGGTGCAAATCATCAACGAGGAGGCTGGCATCAGCGTCAGCGTCCCAGACACCACCGACTCCCGCTATCCTTCCCGCCCCGTAGTGCGGATCGTGCGGGACAAGTCCATCACCCAAACCCAGCAGGCTCGGTTGTTGGGCGAGCAATACCTCCAGTCGCAGGGTGCTCAAAAGTCAAGGTGGACGGTCGTCGGCAGACCCGAAAGGCTGGACATTGAGCCTGGCGACATCATTGAGTTTGCGACTTCATCCTCCGCCCTCTCTGGACGGTTTAGGGTCTTTGACGTGCGGTGGAATCTGTCACCTTCATTGGTTGAAATGACGCTGGTCGTCGGTCGTCCTTCACAAGACTTGCTCTCGTCGATTAGGCTCGCCAGCGATGTCAGCCTTTGAATCCCCCCGTTCTTTTGATATAGCGCAGGTTTAATGTGCATCATTGGGTGTGGCTACGCCACACCCAGCCGAAAGAATGCTACCTGAGCCTGTGCTGAGACACACACACCATCGTCAAACTGTATATGTGTTCATGTAGGGGTATGTTGCCATCATTGTTTGGTTTTCCTTTTTGATATAGCAAACCATTGATAAAGGAGAACCTGCTGGTCGGGGTATGAGCCGACACCAATTCAGCCCAACCCCAGCCAGCCCAGAGCCAAACATGGCCTACAGTCACACCGTCACGACCTTTGCCGAGGTCATCAAGAGCCTGCAAGCCTGCGGTGAATTGGGCTGGGCTTCTTGCTACAGTGAGGACACCATCACCGATGCCAACATTCAAGTTTGGCACATTTTCAACAACGCCTGAGGAATTAACATGAGCAAAGCCACATGGTTCAAGCGGATATTGAAGAAAGAACACACCGTCATGGCGTTTGAGCCAGGTGAAGATGGGCATATTTTGTTTGGCTACAGTGATGAAAACACCGATGCCAATATCCTCGATGAGTTTATGTCACGTTTGACGGACAAATACGGAGCATGGCATGACCTGTCCTACATCAGAATTGACAAGTGCTGGACATTGTTCAACCGTTGGAGCGTCTTTCACCGTGATGTCTTTGTTCACGATCTGATGGAGGACTGAGGAAACATGACCCCCATCGGTATTCACGGTGAGAAGTCCTACCACCTGACGACCACCAAAACGCCCCGTGGCGGTATGTCCTACGCCCGCATCAAGTTTGCCGACTGCGTCCACCACTACACCGTTTACAAGAACGGGGGGATGGAGGGCTACGGGTTTATCGTTGAAATCTATGACCTGAAGGGCAACCTCATCGCCTTTGGCGACGATCAGGATTTCATCGGCCAAGTGCGGCAGGGTCAAACCCTCCCCGCCACGAAGTCTTACGCCATCCAACACGCCCAGGGCATGGTTGAATATCACCTCAACGACGAGGAGATACCTCTCTGGACACCCAGCGGCTACACAATCGAGTGCAACCTGTGAAAAGGGTGGGATGACCACCTCAAGGCATGGCGGTCGTCCGTATCAACATACCGTCAAAGGCTACGCTCCCAAATGAATGGGACGATATCCAGCCACACTTCCCAATGCCAGCCCCCCGCAAATATCAAGACGACGCTTTGAGCGTGGCGTGGTGGGCGTTGAAGAATGACAACTTTGACAACATCGTGATCGAAGCACCCACGGGAATCGGCAAATCCGCCGTGGCCATGACCCTCCAGTCTCAGTTTCAATCAGCCTACCTCTTGACCCCCACGCTGGGGCTGACTGAGCAATACAAACGGGACTACGGACACGTCGTGGAAGAGGTTCGGGGGCGTAGCAACTTCCCATGCTGGATTCAGAGCGGATCGGCACACAACGCCCCCTGCTACAAGAACGGCAAGACGTGTCCCCACGCAAAGAAGGACGAGGACGACCCCTGCCCGTATTATGAGCAAAAGTGGGCTGGTCAAGACGCTCGCATAACGTTGAGCAACCCCGCCTACCTCTTCAGGGCTATCCAATTTGACGAGGGCTGGGGTCAGCGTGACTTTGCTATCATCGATGAAGCACACAACCTGGAGCCGTTCTTCATGGGGTTGCTTGAAGTCAAACTAACCGAGGCGGACTTCACCGCCGTCTATGGTCCAAAGTCCATGCCCTTCATCCACGTCCCAAAGGATTGGGAAGAGCCTGTTCAAGAGTTGCTGGACGGTGCTATCAAGAGCCGTGATGAAGCAAAGAAAGAGCGGAACGAACAGGCTGAAGAGGCGTTCAATGGAATCGCCCAAAGGTGCTCGATGATGCTGACGTTGCTGGGCAAACCCAATGACATGGTGATGACTCAAGAGAGCGACCGCTCTGGGCGGAGTTTGACGGGCAAGCCTGTGCGGGTCAGCCAATTTGCTGGTGAACGTCTGGAGCAAATATCCCGCCAGCGCATCATGCTCTCAGCGACGATCCTTGACATTGACACCTACCTCAAGTCCCTGGGGTTGGAGCACCAAAAGACCCTGTTCATTTGCATCACGAAGTCCCCGTTCCCGCAGACCAATTTCAACATCCACTACGCGCCCTGCGGCCCTATGTCGTGGGCTAAACGCAAGCATAGCATCCCCCGTCAAGTCAAGGCGATTGCCGCCATCATGCGGAAGTGGCCTGAACGTCGAGGGGTTGTGTTGCCCCACACCCACGCCATACGAAAGGAAATCGTTGAAGGACTCAAGGCTGAGGGATTGGGCGACCGTGTCTTGACCCATGATTCAGACGGACGGGCGCGGGACTTGGTGCTTGATAGGTTCATGAAGTCGGGGAAACCAGGCGAGGTTCTCATCTCCACCTACGTTGGTGAAGGGTTTGACTTTGCGGGCGATCTGGCTCATTGGCTCGTATTGAGCAAAATACCCTACCTTTTCACGCCCGATCCGCAAATTGCCCAGCGCATGGAACAAGACGAGCATGAATGGAGGCGGGAGAATGAGGGGTCGCCAGCCTGTCCGTATGAACCGCCAAACAAATATAGCAACGGGCTGTGCTCGTCCTTCTCATGCCCCAAGCCGTGTCAACGCTGGTATAACCTCCAGACGACGCTGAAGTTGGTGCAGGGTGCTGGACGTATTCACCGCCGCCCCGATGACGTGGGACACATCTTCATTCTCGACGGCTCATGGCAACGGTATTATCGCCAAAACGGGCATCTCCTCCCCTCTTGGTTCAGGGACAACATCAGCGACCCGCCCAATTGGTTGAAGCGTCATATTGCTTAATGGTTTAAGCAAACAAGGTGCGGGGTTTATATGCGGTGGGGGTGTCGGGTCAGCCATGAACGAGCCACATCGTCATGCCCTGAAGCCCGCCGACCCGACCGCCCCGATTTTGGTTTGCCCCGTTTGTGAGAAAACCTTCTTTGAAATCGATTTGCCAACCTTGACCGCCATTTGCTCTCTCGGTTGCGATTCCAGAGTCCAGATCGACACCATGCTTTTCACGGAGAATTGAACATGGACGACAATAAGCACAACTTGAAAATCCGCATTGAAACGGACGAGTACATCTATTGGGAATATCTGGAGGCTTGAAAATTGAGCGGACTGTTGGCCCGTCAAGCGAGCAAATGGAAGGCTCAAGAAGGGCGCGGTGAATTGCCCGACGCTCTCTATGCCGCCCTGTCTGAAGGCCACGCCAGCGGCTACGAGCGTCGGATTATCCGCAACCTCGCCAGAGTTAGCCGCATTATCAACGACGACGGGACGATCCGTCCCTACGCCGTGTTCTCCCTCGATTGGGTCTATCGTCATTCTGTGTATGGTGAAGTCCAAAAGTGTCAACTGTGCGGCCACGAGCCCATCGTTGAAAACTGCGTCCTTGAGAACACCGAGAGCGGTGAGAGCATTTACATCGGCAACACGTGTGTGCTCCGCTACATTGAGGTGCGGGACAAGAACGGCAACATCATGACCGCCCGTGAAAAGGCGGACTACCTCAAAGGTGAAATGGGCGAGGCCAAGACTGAGTTTCGCCGTCAGGACTTTGCGTCCCGCTTCCCGACCGCTATGCGTGACCTCGCCAAATACGAGCCCATGATGAAAGAGCGCAAAGCCCTCAAGACCCTACACGCAAAGGTGATGAGCCGCATCGTGAAATACGGCTATCTTGGTCCCAAAATTGACGCTGAGTTTGCTCAATTCATGCTGACCGCCGAGGATGACTACAACGCATGGAGAGCGGACAACCAGCGGAGGTTGGAGGAACGCCAAGCCAGGAACGCCGCCACCGCCCTCAAGGTCGCCCAGATGAGAAATGAATGGGCAAAAGAAGCGGACGGCTGGATCGAGAGCGTCAACGATTTGACCCTCAACTCGTGGGAGCAGGGAATGGTTCAGCGTGTTGAACGCCACATCCGCAACCGTGGTCGAGCGTCCATCCGTCACGGCATGGCTCGATTTGTTGAAGAGATTGAAGCCCGTGTCAAGTTGGAGGACGGAGAGGCCAGCAACCCGTTGGCTCGTGAATTGCTTTCAATTGACACACACCGCCTCAACGAATGGGAGCAGGGCTTTGTCACGTCCGTGGTCAGCCGTCTGGAATGCGGACGATCATTGTCAAAGGGTCAGCAGGCAGTTGTTGAAAAATTGAAAAAGAAGCACCTGCCTCATGCGTCTTGATGTCTATGTTTGACTCGCCGCCGAGCAGGGTATTGACCCCCTCAACCCCTCAGCAACCGTCCAGAATGGCCGATGTCGTTGGGGTGGGGGTGTTGGAGCGTTGCCCCAATTGTCAACGCACAGGCCGCTTCACGGTGCTCATGCTTGCCCCTGGCGACATCTATCCAAACCAAGCCGTGATATGTGGCGAGGGTGGGTGTGGTGTGTTTTGGGCTTTAGGGCCAGCCCCACTTCAGTCACGCTTCTTTGATGAGGGTGGGCAGTCTGGGGTGAACCCATGACCGAGAAAATCGTGGTGCGTCAATCCACTGAAACCGCTTCAAAATACGAGGCCAGCGTTGGCGGCTACGACCTCGTCTTTGCCTTCTTGAAGTCCTCAAAGAACCGCATGGACTTCATGGTTGAGCACGACAACAAACCCCACGGAACGTATAACCTGCTCAGCCAGCATAGCATCAGCCGCCTGTGCAAATCGATGAAAGTCCCAGAGGATGAACGGGAGACGTTCAAGGTCGGCGTGTTGCAGGTCGGCGTTTCTTTGCGGGACGGTGAATACGAGCCTGCGCCAATTGTGGATCGACGGGTCGCTGAGAAGGAGGACTACAACGGCAAGATGTCCAGCCGTGGGGCTATTGACACCAATATCATCACTGACTTTCTGGGCGATCAGCACCTGCTTGACTCCGTGAACGAGGTGCTTCATGGGTCAAGGGGTGTCCCGTTTGTTGGTGATGATGCCAACCTTCTGCTCACCTTCTTGGTTATGCTCTCATGCAAAACCGACCAACCCCTCAACCTGGAAATGGTCGGCCAATCCGCAAGCGGCAAGACCTACATGACACTGACCGCTCGCAACGGCTTCCCGAAGTCAATGTGCATGGTGCTGGCTGGTGCATCACGTGAGGCTCTGAAATACGACTACGATGAAATCGACGACGACGGCAACTTCATCGTCCATGTGGACGGGCGTTGTATCGTCATTCTTGAGAAGGATGAGTCCGAGGCGTTTATCCGCAAAATGAAGCCGCTGATGAGCGGTGACGATAAGGAGTTGGTCTGGAAAACGCCCATCAAAAACGACCTCACGGGGGAGATTGAAACACGGGACTTCATCATCAAAGGCCAGCCGTCCTTCATCACGCTGACCACCCGCAACCCCAGAGAGGCGGAGCAAATCACACGTCAACTGCTCATGACCCCAGACACCACCAGCGACAAGGTGGAGGCGGTCGTCGGCAACGCCCTGCAAGCCAAAGCGCGCCCCGATGAGATGCTGGTTCACCCCGATGTGGATTTGCTTCAAGCATCCATGCTCAACCTCAAGCAATACCGCATACGCAACATCTTCGCCCCGCTCATGGTGGACTTCTTCCCAGCCCGCAACGCTCAACACCAACGTGACATCAACAAAGTGCTGTCCATCATTGACTCCGTGACGTTGCTTCACCAAAAGCAACGGCCTGTGCAACGTGTGGGCGACCGTGAATACCTCATGGCGTCGATTGAGGACAACATCATCGGCCTCATTCTATGCGACCTCGTGTTGCGGGCAAGCCTCAGCGGTATTCCCGACGACTCATGGATCGTGTTCAGCGAGTTGCAGTCAATGGAAGAAGCAAACCGCCCGCTGACGGAGGACAATATCCTTCAGTGGCTCAACATCCACGCCTTTTCATGTTCAAAGAACGCCCTCAAGGAGAAGCACCTGCCAACGTTGGAGGATGCTGGGTTGATTGAGTTGGCACGACGTGGTGGCGGACGTGGAGGCGGTCGCAAATCATGGAGAATCGTCAAGACCCGACAAGGGCTGATGGAGACCTATGCCCTCGCCCCGCTCTTTGTTGAAGCGGCCAGGAACAACCTGCCGACCATTCTCGATGAGTTTAGAGGCGTTATTGACTCCTGTATTGCCCCAGAACGTTGCAGACGTTTGGATCGGGGCGAGCGTGAATTGCTCCAGCGTCTTGGTTGCTCAAGCAAAACCGCCAGCATGACCTATCGCTCGTTGTTGTTGGGGTCATACCTTCACAACACGGGGCGGGATGGGGTGTTGTTCAACATTGTTGGCGACGTTCCTTCCCGTGATTCTTTGTTTGCACGTGTCCCAGCGTGGCTCAATGAAGAGATAGAAGGACGAGCCACCCAAACCCTCGCCAAGAAACGCAAAGCCGCTGAGAAGGTCAAAGAGGCAACCCGCATCGCCGCAGTCGGTGATAACGCCGACGACCTTTGGAACGCTCTGGCTGAAGCCCACCTCTTTGATGATGATTCTTCTTTATGAGGGTGGGGGATTTCTGGGGAGTCTGCAAAAGGAGACAACACCTATGCCAGCAAAGAAAAAGCAAAACAAAACAAGCCTGCCACCTGTAGCCGAGAAAGCCCTGCGCCCCTTCATTGACAAGGGAATTGCAAACGGCATCTTCAAAGACGACAAGCAAGTCGTTGAGATGTTCAAGCGCAAAGCCGCTGACCCATCCTTGAAGGACACCATCGACACGCTCGGCGGCATCAAGTCGCAAACCGCCCAATCCTTCTTGGCCGACATTGTCCGTGTTGACCTCTCAGCCATCCTCCGCCAACGCCGCTACACCGCCCACCTTGACGTGTGGCAGGTTCAACACCGAACCGTTGGAGCGGCATCGGGCAACCCCCGCCCCGTCTGTTTCTTGATGGGTCAGGCCGTTGTTGAGGACGGCGACTCCGAGATGGAGCCTGCCCTCTTCAAGATGGGTCTTTGGGACGAGGACGCTTCTCTGGGTGACGACATCGAGTCGGGCGGACACTACCAAGCCGCCGTGACCTGCCGCAACCTTGACGACGCAACCCTCAACCTCAACGCCCTGTCGGGTTTCACCGTGTTCAACGCTGAGGAATACGAGCACCACGATCCCGTTGAGTTGCTCCGCTCCACCTTTGAGGTGACCCCGATTGCCGACCTTGAGGATGACATTTCACGGGGCCGTGACGACTTCCGATTGGTTGAGGCTCAAGTGTCCTACTCTGGGGTTCAAAACTCCAAGAACGGTGGGCAGTTTGGCAAAATCATCCTCAAGGACGAGAGCACCATGACGATGGAGGCCATTGAATCTGGCGACACCCTCAACCTCAACTGCATCTGCGCCACGGACGTTGCCGCTCGATTCGGCAAATACAGTCGCATCCTTGCGTTGGTCACGACCCGTATCAATGGAGAATACGGACTGTCGGGCAACCTTGAGTGCGCCGTTGGCATCATCACCGTTGCCCCTCCAACCGTTGAAACTCCCGCCGCCGTTGAGCAAAAGGAGGACGACGCTTCAGATTATTTCAAAGGCCAACTCGTGAGCCTTGATGATGACGAAGAGGACGACGACGACGATCAAGAGGACACCGACGCTGAGGACACCGACGCTGAGGACGACGATGAGGATGAGGCTGAAGAAGCCCCACCCGCCAAGCCCGCCAAAAAGACCTCAAAGAAAGCCGCCCCTGCACCCCCAGAGGACGACGATGAGGATGAGGACGACGACGGGTGGCTCGACGAAGATGAGGACGACGCTGAGGACGACAGCACCCCTGCTGAAGCCGCTGACGACAACGACTCCGACGATGACGATGAAGAGGACGACTGGGACGACTGGGAATGAACCCAGCCCACCCAATCTGAACCGCACCCCTCATAACCGTGGGATATCAAGGTGAGACCATGCCAAGACGCAAGAAGCCAGACTACGCCAGCCTCATTGAAGCCTGTGACACGGGCGACTCGATGATTGAGAACCGAACCCGCCACATCAAACTTCAAGGGTTCAGCGGATCGGGGAAGAGCACTTTCGCCCTTTCCTTCTTTGCACACCACGCCAAAGACCTCAAGCCAGAGGAATGCCTGCTGACCATTGTTGACTGCGACATGGAGGGTCAAGCCGACCTGGTTGCACGTGAGGACATCGTCCCAGCCACCCTACGGCCACGGATTCTCCGCAAAGTCTGCCAAACCCCAGACGAGGTCAACGACTACGTCTTGGCGTTCATCGACCTCCACCGCCAGCACCAAGAGGAACATCCCAACGGGGTGCGGGTGATGGTGATGGAGAACGAGGGGGCGTATTACATGGGGGTTCGCAACCACTACGCCGAGAGCGTTCACGGTCAATCTGAAGGCGACCTGCTTCTTTCACGCCAACGCCAAGCATTGAGCGAAGGCAAAAAGACCCTGCCAACCTACGAGGAAGGACAAATGCATGCCTACAAAGTCATCAACCGCCTGTTCATCCAGCCATACGAGCGGCTGAAAATGGGGGCTGAGTTGTATAACTCCCATTTCATCAGCACCACGCTGATGAAATCGAGGGTGGAGGGCTTCGGCACTGCCAACGCAAAGGACATCACCGTCGCCACGGGTCGTCCTGAAATCACCGACCCGCTCTTTGATTGGATTATTGAGTTTACGCAACAACAACGCATCCGCAAGGGTGAGTTGAAATCACGCCACATCGCTCAAGTCGTCAAGTCACGAGCCTGCCAACCCTTCGCCATTGACAACCCAACCCAGGAACGTTTCTGGGCGGCGGTCGAGAAGCAAAGCCAAACGGAGTGATCGTGATGAAAGTCCCCTACCTCTCGGCCACACGGCTCAAGAAACTGAAGGACTGCCCGTTTGCGTATCAGTGCCACTACGATGCTGACAACTGCCCCAGCCCAGACGATGCAAAGGCTCTCAAGAAGCGAGCCAACCATCAAGAAAACGGGCAGGCTTCACGGGTGGGCAACATTGTCCACGGTGCTCTTGAGGATTGGCGAAAGCCAGATGAAGCAACGGGCAAGCCAACCAAGCCCCGCTTTGGCGATCTGATGAAGCACTACGAGGTGTGGGCGGCAAAGCCCCAATACACCGTGGACCTTGACTTCTATGAGGACGGCAAACAACTGCTCCGCCGCTGGTTTGACCGTCGAGGCAAAACCCCCGTCCGTGTCGTTGCCGTTGAGCAAAACATCGGGCAGGCGTATGCCCCCTACGTGTTGGAGAACGGTGTGCCGATCCACGGCTTCATCGATTTGATTCTTGAGCACAAGGATGGCACGATTGAAATCATGGACTACAAATCCAACCGCGCCCCCAAGAGTCAAGGGGAGGCCGACCAAGACGTTCAGGCTGGCATCTATCTCAGTTGGGCGCGTGAGCAATACCCAGATCGCCCGCTGAAGTTTTCCTTTGAAATGCTACGGTTCGGCGTGGTCACGACCGTTTGGTCGGATGAAAAAATCGCCACGTTCACGGATTGGCTGAAAAGCAAATACGAAGCGGCCCTGGCACTTGAAGAAGCCCAGCCCACCATTGGCGACGAATGCAAATGGTGTGCCTACGACTCCATTTGTCCTGAAGCGTTCAACCTCCGTGAGAAGGGGGCGTTTGACCTCATCCTCCACGAGTTTGGCGACGACGATGAGATGCTGGACAACCTCGCCCAAATCAAGGCGGCGAAGGCTCTCCTTGAGCGAGCCCAGCGCAAAATCGAGAAGGACATACGCCAACGCCCAGAGATTGATGCCAGCAAGCCTGCGGACGAGCGGGTGATTCAAACCCAAAAGTGGGAGGTTCGCTTGAATGAATCACGCCGTGAGGAATACGTCCCGCACGAGGTTCAACGCTTAGTCCCTCCCGCCGTCTTTGGTCAAATGGTTTCTCTTTCAAAGTCCGCCGTCGAGCGAGCCCTTCCCGTGTTGCCCCCAGACGTGGCCGACGCAGTTGAGGCCAGCAAAATTAGCAAACCAACAACACGGCTCACCATCAAACCCAAGCCAGAGGACTCCGAAGGTTCTCAATAGCCGCAGGGTTCAAAGGCAGTGAAGTCCACGGGCATAACAACCAATGCCCACCCCCACCGATGATGAAGAGGAATACGTCCCTTCATCCAAATACGGAACGCGCCGCAAAGGACGGCTCGGTCGCTCTGGGGGTCGCAACATCAAACGGCTGTGGCAGTGCATGGTTGATGCTGGGGCAATCGACGTCAAGAACGCCCTGACCAGCGGGCAAATCGTCCGCCTTCCACGGCAACCCTTCTCAATGAATGCCTTGACAAATCACCTCAAAGGCAAAACCCACCTTTTCACGTGCGTCGGCAAAGTGCGGGTCGCTTCGCTTGACGGCAAATCATCCTACGACCAGCAGGTGTGGATCGTGAACCCTACGGCCTACGATACAGAACCCAATAACACCAAATCCTGACACGTGGCAAACCTGAACCCCCTACGGGGGTTCAGGTCATCTTCGCTTCTTTCTTCTTTCTCATTGATACATCAAAGCATTGATATAGGGAAACCTGCTGGGAGGATTGAGGCAGACCAATGTTCACCAGCACACCAAAAAGCATGAAAATCCGAGGCATGAAGGGTATGGTCGCATACGACTTCAACTATGAAAACCCAGGCACCAAGCGTGTTCAGCGACTTTCCTACGGCCAATACGGGGCTAAGTGGAGCATCGCCGCATCAGTCGATTGGGACGGCAAATCCGCTCACCTCGTGGTTGAGTCCGACTGGTCAAAGAAGGGAGATGAAATCCTCCGCCGAGCCACGTTCTATGACGGCGAAAAGAAAATCTCAGCCTACGTCAGCGTTGACATGGAGAACAACCTCTACGGCAATTTTCCGTTCAACCCACACCGCCGACCCGCCCGCCGATCCGACGACGAGCAGGTGCATGGGTTCACGGGACTCATCATGGTTGACACGGTTCTCTCGCAGTTTGCGTTGGGCGACTACGTGTTCATCTGGGAAGCCGAGGGACAAAACTGAGACCCCCTCTTTATGAGGGTGGGGATGCACCTTTGGGGGTATGAGCGCAACCACGCCAAATAGCCCAACCGCCAGCCGCACAGTCAAAGCCCGTGTGAGTGCCAACGAATTCTCGGCACTTCTCCAGCGCACCGTTCTGGATAACCCACCCACGCCCGTCAAGGTTCTCCTTGAAGAGGACGGGGTTTCAATCTGGACGCACGATGCCGCCAAGACCATCCAACTTCTCATCGACCGAGCCGAGGTTGGCACTCTCCGTGTTGCCGACCCCTGCATTCTTTTGGTTGAACCCAAGTCCTTCTCGGAGTTGTTGAAGTCAAAGTTTGCTGGAGAGGTTGTTGAAATCAACACCGAGGCTGGTCAGCCCATCACCGTCAAGAACCGCACAGGCTCAAGCGTGACCTACCACCCTGCGGATGAGGACGACTGCAACACCATCCCAGACCACTGGGTTTTGCCCGTTGATGACGGCTGGCGGTTGTTCCCCATGTTTGACAACGAGAAGGCCACGACCCGCATCGCCATCTCGGTGGCGGAGTTGAAGAAGGCTCTCGTTGACATGAACATCGCCAAAGCCCCCTACGTTGTCTTTGACTTCAAGGCGGCTGGTTCAACGTGTCAGTCGGGTCATTGGGGTTCAAAGTCCAACCGCTCAACCTCTCCCGTCACCGCCACCGTCGAGGGCGACGACACCGAGGTGTGCTTCACCGAGAACCTGCAACGCATCCTGGGTTGCTTTGACTCCCGCTCCGAGGCCATCATCATTCACAAGCATAGCAAGGGCGGCTTCATTGTTCTGGAAGCCCACGACCACACGCCCACCACCGTTGTTGCGACTGAAGCGATCCGTGAAGTGTGAGCGTCATGTTTGACCCAAACGCAAAGAAGTTTGACCTTCAAGCCGCTGAAGCGATGCTCGGCATTGACGACGAGACCCGTGAAATCATCCGCCAACGTGTAGCCATCGATTTGTTGCTGGCTCATGCTGGCATCACCGATGAGCAGGTTCGCCACGCATACGCTGAACGCATAAAGAACGATGTGCGGGATGCCGCCGCTTCCCTTTCTTCTCTGGCGGGCGATGATGATTGAGGGGGGCGTATGCTCCCCAATGTCCAGGCCTTTGATGAGATGCTCACGCACCTCGGCTTTGTTCACTTCCCCCGCTCCGTAGGCAACCCACGCCAGCACTTTGTGTTCACCAGCGAAGATGCTTTCAAGCACTTCAAGAAGTGGGACGGAGAGTCCTCATGCTTCATTTCAACGCAAGGCTACGACAACCTCGTGTTTGACGGTGGAGGCAAACAACTGCCAGCCAGCATCATCTATGGCTTGACGTTCTTTGACTTCGATCACGACACTAAGCCTGAGAACGCCTACGCTGATGCCCACCGCCTATCCCAATTCTTGACGGAGAACGATATCGCTCATTGGGTGGCGTATTCTGGGAGCAAAGGGTATCACCTTCACATCGTCCACCGTCCTGTCCGTTTCAAGTTTTCACACCGTGACGGATCGGGAGAAGCCCTGCGGCAGTTGGTGTGGCAGGTGCAAAACCACCTCAAGGTTGCTCTTGGGCTGAACACGCTTGACGCTCAAACGATGGGCGACCCCAAACGTTTGTGCCGTTTGCCGTTCACCGCCCATGTTGACCGACACGGTCAGGCTTCGGGAAAACACTGCTACCCGATACCGCTTGACGTTCTCGCCAACTCGACGCACGTTGAAATCGAGCAGGCCGCATACAGACCTGTGTATGATTTGCCCGCAGTCCCTGGGCGAACACTGACTCTCGCTGAATTGATTCAAGAGTTGGGGGTCAAACTTGAAGCACCCGAAACCCAGATACGACCCGTGATTGGTGGAGAGTTTGAGTTTCAAGACGCAGGCTCAGCCACCGCCCGCTTCATCTCGGCCTTAGACGTGAAGTGCATGGGCGTTGTCAATGAATTGAAGCGGGTCAATCCTTCACACAAATCCCGTGTCCACGCCGCCCTCTTTGCTAAGTTTCTCGGCATGGACACCGACCAATTTGAGGCGGTGTGGGTGGAGTTGGGTCAACGTGTGGGCTATGTCGATTTAGCAAACGCTGAATATCGCCGCTTTCAAATGGAGAGCATTTTCAGCAACGACAAGATGCGGTCGTTCCCCAACTGCTCAACGTTGAAGCGGGACGGGTGTTGCGTTGGCGACGTTTGCCCCAGATTCAAGACGGCGGAGGAGTTGATGAAAACCCAGCCGCAAATCAAACGCAAGTGGAGGAAAAAGGATGGCTCGTAGGTCAAAGACAAAGCGCAACCTGTTGGACGATGAGATGACGATCAGGGAGCGAGCGGGTGGCCCGTTGGGTCAGCGGTTCTCGTTGTTGCGGGCTATCCTTGAAGAGTTGGAAGGGGGCTGGGATGACGTATTCCCCATGAGGGCTGACCTCTTCACCCCCGAATACATCAAGACCAAAGAAGCCGCCCAGCAGGTTGCGCTGGACATTATCGGGGAAATGCTTCATCGACAAAAGCGGGTAGACCATCGAGAGCACATCAAAATGCTGGACTACCTCAGCGATCTGGGCTTTGAGGTTGTTCACCTTCACACGGGGGAGGGTGATGTAGCCAGCCGCCGTGTCAGCATTGAACGCAAAGAGGACGACCTCATCTCCAGCCTGTTTGACGACCGCCGCTTGCGTCAGTTGGGGGCTATGCGTGAAGAAGCCGAGCACTCCTTCTTGATTGTCACGAAGTCCTTTGAAATGGTCCGCAGGGATGCTCAAAAGCGTGGCCTGTCCGTCCGCACCTTGATTGGCTACATCGCCAGCCTGTGTGCCGTGGGGTATCCCCCATTGTTCATCGCAAACAAAACCGAGGCGGCTACGTTGATGAGCAGGATCGTGAACAAAATTGAGGATGACGTGCCACGGGTCTATGTGCCGCGCCCCAAAGCCCCAGAGCCTCAAGAATACCGAAACGCCATCATAGAAGCCCTCCCTGGAATTGGACTCAAGACCCGCCGCCTTCTCGTTGAAGAGTTTGGCTCGTTGGCTGGTCTTTGTTCAGCCTCCCCAGAGGACATCGCTGGGGTCAAGGGAATAGGTCAAGCAACCGCCGACCGTGTCCATGAGATTCTTCATTCTTGATAAACCGCCAACCGTGACGGCTGACCATGACAGGCGGAGCATATCGTCAATTTTTGAAAGACCTCCCAGGCTTGGATTCAGTGAAGGTTGCTCTTGAATTGGGTTCAAGGGATGCAAAAGACGCTGTGTGGTTGGCCGACCACTTTGGTTGCGAGGTCATCACGTGGGAAGCAAACCCGCCATCGATTGAGGTTTGTGAGTTTGTGATCGGCAACCGAGAGGACATAACGCTGGTCCCGTTTGCCGCATGGTCTGAAAACACCACCATCCCGTTCTATCCCGTCATCAACGGCAACGTGGGCGCGTCGTCGGCCTTCAAAGCAGACCCCACTTATCCCCACGAGCGTCGGTATCAGCAAAAGCAAATCGAGGTCAACGCCCTACGAGTTGAGGATTGGTGGAGCAACCGCCCAGCCCCAGAATTGCTGTGCATGGATTTGCAGGGAGCGGAGTTGGAGGCGTTGAAGGGTTGCGGCGAATTGCTTGACAACGTGGAGGTGATCGTGACGGAGGGGCAATACAGACCTCTATATCACGACACGCCGCTCCTGGCAGACCTTCAGGCGTTTCTTGAAGAGCACGACTTTCACATGGTGACGGGCAAACGTGTGAACGATTGGTTTGGCGATTTCCTCTTTGTCAAAGGTCGAGCGTGGGCGATTGCTTTGGAATCACACTTTCACCCCTCTCCATATTGAGATAACAAAGCATTGATATAGAGGAAACGCTTCGTCCCGACATGAGCCGATACCTTTCCGAGATGGATATTCCTGAAAACTACGAATTCAGAGGCTACGATTACCACTTGTGGAAAGCCTACACCGAAGAAGGTATGGCTCGCATTGAAGCATCAGGCGTCCGATCTGGCTACGCCGAGCGAATGTATGGCGTTAACCGAGCCTGCGTCAAGCGTTGGACGATTGACGGCGTTGAGGTTTGGTGCGTCTACGCTCGCTATTGCTCTTGGTGAATGTTGAGCCTCAACCATTGAAGAGGGTGGGGCAGACAGTCCACCCTCATGCTCTGGGCTGAATCATACCGACCGCAAACGCTGGACGATGTCATTGGACAGGACCACATCACAAAGCGGCTACGCTACATGGTGGAAGAGTTGCATCGCACAGGCAACGATGCTGGCTTCCCCCACCTCATGTTTGCTGGCCCTGCGGGAACGGGCAAGACGGCCACCGCCGTGGCTCTCATGCGTTCTATGTTTGGGGATGATTGGAAGGCCAACTTCATTGAAATGAACGCCAGCGACGAGCGGTCGATTGGCGTTGTCCGCACTAAGGTCAAGGAGTTTGCTCGCCGTGGCGTGGTTGGGACATACCTTGCGGGGGAGACGATCCGCCCCATCCCGTTCAATGTGGTTTTTCTGGATGAATGCGACCAACTGACCCCCGACGCTCAAGGTGCTCTCCGCCGTATCATGGAGCAATATTCCAAGCAGACCCGCTTCATTCTATCGTGCAATTATCCGCATCGGCTCATAGACCCCGTTAAAGACCGCTGTGCGTTCTCCGACACACGATTCCGCCCCATCAGCCCAGCCACCGTTTACGACGCTCTGGTGAACGTTGTGGAGCGTGAAAACCTCAACATCCAAGAGGATGCCGTTGAAGCGATTGGCGAGTTGTGTCGTGGCTCAATGCGGAAGGCGTTGAACATCCTCTTTGCCGCCACACGTGTGCCAACCGCCGCAACCGTTGACGATGTCAAGGATGTCGTGAGCGAACTCGACCCCAAAGCCAGGACACGTCTGCTGGCGACGGTCATGCGAGCCAACTCATCGACGGACGAGAAGGAATACACGAGCCTGTATCGCCGTGTAGACCGTATGGTTGAGGAATTGGGCGAGCAGGGTTTCAGCGGAGCGGACGTGCTGGACTCAATCTATCGTGCCGCCTCGGAGGATGACAAAATGCCGCTGACGTTGAAGCGTTCAATTTTCAAGGGAGTCGGTGAGGCTCTTTATCACGCCAGCGTGACCCAAGACGACCTGCTGACGGTCAAGACATTTCTGCGGGGGCTTGAGGTTTGACCGATCCGCTGACCCTTGACGACAACCCAGCCCTGCTTGAAATCCTACGAGAGCGGCTGGCGTTGGGTGCAGAACGCTACGGTCACGGGCTACGATCAGGAGATGACACGACCCAATGGGGAACGAAAGAGGATTCATGGGCTGAAATGGGGCTGGAAGAAATCCTGGACATGACGATTTATCTGGCCTGCGCCCTTCTCCGTGTCCGTCGATTTGAGGCTGAGGCCGCTGAGAAGTTGAGGGACGCTGAAATTGCCCTAAAGCAGGCCGAGACGATGAGAAGTCAAGCCTTCACGGGCGTTAAAGAGGGTGGGGACACGTGGCTGAAACGATGGTTCAAAAGACCCCGCTCTTGATTGTTGGTGTGACCTATCAAGACGACCCGTTGGTCACCAAACTACGGGTGAAGAACCTCAAGGGTGAAGCGTTCAACATTGAAGTCACGGGCATCCAGCCACGGTTTTGGACGGAGAAGAACCCAGCGGGGATGCAACTCCCAGAGCAGGTGAAGTCCGCCAAACCCTCTCGGTTCAAGTCAATCACAGGCACACCGCTCTTTGAAATCCGTGTGGACAAACCCTCCGATATCCGTGAAGTGAGGGACTTCTTCTATCCCCACTATTGTGCTGACGTTCCGTGGGCGACCTTTGTCCGCTGGATCGCAGGCTGGACAGCCGTTATTGAAGCCAATACCGCCCTCCTCAACACGTCCAGGAGGTTCAGGCCAAAGGACATCACACCGTCCGAGGTGGAGGTTGGGTTGTTCAAGTTGGACACGATGTATTTTGACATTGAAACGGAGGATTGGCTGGACGTTGATGACCCACAGGGGCGGATAGTCAGCATCGCCGTCTATGACGACAAGACCGACCGCCACATCGTTGCGACCACGGCTCATACGTCCGAGCGTCAAGTCCGCCGCTTCTTATCCTCTCAAGACGCTCTCCACTCCGTTGTTGAGCATGACAACGACATCCCGCCGCTCGACGCTGACAAAATCCACGTCGTGAACATTGAGGGCGCGGATGAGAACGAGCGTGAAGCGGCTTTGATGTGGTGGTTCAAGCACACGATTGAGCAATTCAACCCAGATGTGATCGCCGCACACAACGGGAGGGACTACGATATCCCGTATTGCCGCAACCGTTGTCGCCTTCAAAACAAAGCCATGCGGAGGGAATACGGAGATAACGTCCCCGTGTTTCACCGATACCCACGCCTGTTTGAAGCCCGCCGCCCTCTCCGCCCCCACTTTGACACCAAGATGGCCTACGCCGAGCAGGTTCAAGGGGCGGCATTGACAACGGGGCAGTCGTCTTTGGCGTGGATGGGTGGGGCAACGTTGGGCTACGGCAAAGTGCCGAGAACATCCATCGTTGACATGATGAAGAACGACCCCATGATGCTGGCCGTTTACAACATCTGGGACAACGTGGTCGCCGCACGATCCATGCAGAAACTTGACCTCGTGGGCTTTTACACCTTCAAGACGGCCTGGCACAACTCCACGCTACACAACGCCCACAGCAATATGATGCTGGTTGAGGACATGATGGGGCATTTGCTCTGGGAGCGTGATACCGTCATGCCCTCTTTGGACGTAGTGCGAGAACGGTTGCCGACCAGCGGCATTGAGCAGGGCGGGTTTGTCATGGATGCACCCACGGGCGTTTGGCTCAACGCTATGGAGTTGGACAATTCAAAGGAATACCCCTCCGCCATCATCAGCGGCAACCTTGACCCAGCAACCAAAGTGAACCCAGCGGATTATCCAGACGGCTTCCCCTTCCCCGTGGCTACAACTCCATCGGGGCGCGTATATCGACAAGACTTTGAAGGCTTGATGCCCAGCATTCTGCGCTACCTCGCAACCAACCGTGACATCGTGCGGGCTGAGATGGGCGAGGCTGAACGTGCGGGCAACTACGACGAAGCGGAACGGCTCAACAAAAAGCAACGGGTCATGAAGGAGAATATGAACAGTTGGTATGGGGTGTTGGGTTCTGGGCGGACTGAAAAGACCCGTGGCCGTCCGTTCCGTTTGGCCGACCCTGAAATTGGGAGCGACATCACGGAGATAGCACGTGTTCACAACAATTGGAACAAGGAATGGATCGAGCGGGTCGGCGTCGATTTCACCGTTGGCGAGGGTGCTCAAGGATTGAGATTTGAAAACATTGATAAACCCCCAGCCCATGTCGGCATGGTTCTCCGCTTCAAGACCATCTACCAAGACACGGACTCGTGCAAGGTCAGCATCATCAATCAGCCCCCAGATATGACACCAGCACAGGTGGCGACCGTTGCCCACCTTCTATGTGATGGGCTGAACGAGTCCTTCCATGAGTTTGTTCAAACGACGCTGGGCATTCCTAAGAATGAGTTTTTTGAAATCAAGCCCGACGCTTTCTATGCTCGATATTTCCAATGGGGCGTGAAGAAGCGGTATGCCTACGTTGACTATGACGGCAAGTTTGGCTACCGTGGCGTGGAGATGCGACGATCCTCAACGCCGCCAGCCGTCAAGACGTTTCAGCAGTCCCTCTTTGATTGCATTCTGGGCGGTGGTGAACGTGGCGATATCAACGCCCTCGTCCGCAGGCTGAAGGATGAAATGCTGTCCGATGCTTTCACCGATGCTGACTTCGGCCAACCCCACGGCATCAAGAAGCCAGGAACGATGGCTCATCGAGCCGCCATGTGGAGCAACGCCAACCTTGACACGCACTTTGAGTTGGGCGACAAGCCTGTGATATACACGGCTCAATCAACCCCCAACGGGTTGCCAGCGAACCGCATGGTCGCTCTTGAATGGGGTGAGAACCCAGCCGACTGGGGCGTGGTTGTGGATCGTGAAGCCAGCATCACCCGCCTCTTTGCTAACTCCAACTCCTTCGCCGCCATTTTGGGCGCGTTCAAAACGTCATGGGAGCGGGCGTTGGCGGGCATGGGGCAGGCTGACATGGGAGACTGGTTTGCTTGACCCAGACCAGCAAATACACGCTGGCGTATCGATTGCTGAGAGGCAACTGCGGGCTGACCCACTTTGAAGTCCGCCATATCCTCAAAACACACTACGGGCCGCTGGCTCTCCACGAGAACCTGCTCAAACGTGAAGCAAAGCGAGAGCGGGATGAATTGAGCACCGTGATCGAAGCGACCGCTTTGTTGGCAAACCACGCCGAGCCAGAAGAGGCCGCTCAGCGGTTGCGTAGGCTGATTGAAGAGGACGACAACCTTGACTACCTCATTTGCCGCCAAGCCGCCAAGCAAATCCGAGCCTGGCACCCAGATTGGGGTGAAGCCGAGCGTCAATCAATGGAGAAGGTGCTGGCGTGGTTGCGGGTGAAAGAGCAACGACGCGCCCTCCGTGAATGGAAGAAGCGCAACCTGCTGACGTATCTGCGGGTTCAAGGTTTAGACCTCTAAACTCTCAATGGTTCATGCTTTCAATGTGTTGGGTTTATATGGTGTGACTTGCTGGCGTAGGATAACCCCACAGGAACAGGGGCAACAAAACACAACAAAAAGGAGATGAAGAAAAATGGGAATGATTGAAAATATGAGAGACGCAGTTGAAATGGCTGGCGGTCGCATGAGCGAGGAGGCATACCTCCGAGACGTGCAAACGCTAATCGAGAAGGACGGGGGCAACACCAGCCTTGAGAGCCTACGAGCAAACGCCTTCGCAAAGCGACGCATGGTCCCCGCAGGGGTCATGCGTGTCACCATTGGCGACACCAAAGAAGTCTGGCTACAAGAAAAGGCTGAAGAAATCCTGAGCGGGACGCTCTCTGGAATGCCTCAAGCCACCAAAATTGAAATGGACTACCACACGGGAGAAGGAGCATACAACGGCATCGCCGTCCGTGGCGTTGACGAATTCCCTCAGCACCTTCACGCCAACATTTACCGACCAGGCTCGGTCATGTTTGAAGAAACCAGCAAGGGCGAGATGCGCTTGATGAGCATCGCCTACCGCACAGGCCACCACATCATGTTCACGGGGCCAAAAGGTTGCGGCAAAACGATGGCCGTCAAAGCCTTCGCCAGCCACATTGGTCTGCCCGTTCTCCGTGTCAATTGCTCGGAGGGCATCACCGAAGACCAGTTTATTGGCTACCGCACCATCGTCGACGGCGAGGTTGTTTGGATTGACGGCCTTTTGCCTATCGCCATGCGCCACGGTTGCCTTTTGCTTTTGGATGAGTTTAACGGAGCACGAGCCGAGATTCTGATCGCTCTCAACAGTGTCGGAGACAGCGGCACGTTGCTCCTTCCGCTCAACAACAACGAGGTCATCAAGGCACACCCGTCCTTCCGCATGGTTGCGACCATGAACCCCGTTGACGGCTACGAAGGCGTTCAGCAGGTCAATCAAGCAACGAAAGACCGCTTCGCCCTTCAACTCGACTTTGATTATCTGGAAGCCGACAAGGAGATTAGCGTCATCCAAAAGGTCAGCGGCATCACCAACCCACCGCTCGCCCGTGAATTGGTGGCCCTCGCCAACGACCTCCGCCGTCTCCGCCGAGACCACACGCTGGAGTCCGACACCTCGACCCGCACCCTCATTCAAATGATGGAGATGAGCGGCGACCTCAACGTCACCGAGTTGGTTGACTACATCATGGTCGGCAAATACGAAGCCCATGAAGCCGAGGATGTCCGCATGGCCGCACGAGCCCGCCTCTCCGCCTACGGTGCAGTCCCGTCCGCTTGATGCTCTCTGGGGCAGGTTGTTCCACGGTGGCGGGGGTGCTTGCCCCACGCATTCCCAACCCCCGCCACCACCCTCTCATTGAAGAGGGTGGGGAACGACGAGCAAACCATGAGCGACGCAGACCTCAAACATGAAATCCAAAGACTGACGACCCGCATTGAGGCGTTGGAGCGGCTGGTTGAAAATCTGGCCGATGCCCTCCGCCCTCGACCAAAGGACTACGCCCAGCGACGGATCGGGGACGACTTTGACACCCGCCACGGATGAGTTGGTTGGGGCAAAGCGACGATACGCCACGCTCCGCTCATGGCTTCAAGGATGGAAGGAGGGCAACCCCTCCCAGAACCCGCTGGTCATAGTGGGCGACGTTGGTTGCGGGAAAAGCACCGTAGCAACGGCACACGCCGCTTCGTTTGGCTTTGACCTCATAACCTCCGATGGAGGGGAGGAACGGCACACAGACCACTTCAAACGGCTCAATTCGGACGGGCGCATGCCGACCTTCTTTGGCGAGCGTCGTTTGGTGCTAATCGACGACGCACACCTCATCAACTCTCGGTGCTGGGATATCGTCCGTTCCTATGGGACGGCGTTCCCCTGCATCATCACCTGCACCGATGCAAACGATGTGCCGTATGCCGTCCGCAAATCTGGGGTCACGTGGACGTTGGAGAACCCCACCAAAGCAGACCTCGTTGAATACGGGGAGCGGTTGGTTGAACGTCTGGGGCTGGCTCATCAATACGCTGACATCGCCAACGCCGCTGAGACGATCCAGTCGTGGCGGGGCATGAAACACGCACTGCTGACAACGCCCCCTGGCTTTGACTTTCACGCCAGCGTATTCACACCAATACGGGTCGGACATCAGCAGGTTGCATCGATTTTGGCGGGGCAATACCAGCACCCAATTTCAGTGCATCCAATGGCGTTGCTTGCCGCCGCCGAATACAACCACGCCGACCCCGACGATCTGAAGGTGGCGAATTGGCTCTATTCTCAGTCTTGGGCGGTTGAAGGACTCAGCCAAGTCGCCTCGTCCTATCTGGGGACGCTGAGGGCAAAGACACAGGATAAGCCACCGTTCCGCAAACGTTCAATCCGTGGGGCAACACGGAGAACCTGAAACCTCAATGGTTCGTGGTTTCAATGTGTTGGGTTTATATGCGGTGGCGTAGTGCGTAGACCATGAGCCGAGCAAACTCATGGAAACTACGAGCACGACAAGCCCGACTGACACGCATCGCACGTATCATGTCTGGTGAATTGGAAGAAATCGGGGCTAAGGTGGAGCGTGTCATCCTCAACCGTCAAGGCAAAGCATCGACGGACGGCAAGAACGTCTACATCCCCGAAACCTACGACACGGGCGATGAGGCTCTGGAGTTGATGATGCAAGAAGCCGTCCTCGCCCATGAAGCCGCAGGCCACATGAGGTATACCGACTTTGGCTCATGGCACAAACTCTCGGAGACGGTCAAGTCTGGAGACGACGACCAACTCATCCACGACTTTGTGAATATCCTTGAGGACGCTCGTGTCAATCACCTCCTCTCTCAGGATTTTCCAGGGTCGGGCAAGCGACTTCATGTCAGCCAGCAGGTGTTCATGCAACGGCACAAAGACCACTGGGCTAAGGCCGACTCCGCCGACGAGAGCCTCGACCCCAAAGCCGCCATCGTTGCGATGATGACGGAGGCCATTATTCACGAGCCACACTTCAACACGGATCGTGAAACCGTCTGCACCTTCATGGATGAGGTTCGCCCTCTTCTCAACAACGCCATCGCCCAGCCCGACACCCCTGCGGTCATCAAGCAGGCTCGACGGTTGGTTGAAGTGTTCCGCACTTATTGGCCTGCCTTTGATGAATACGGAGAGCCGCAGGGTGGCTCTGGCGAAGGCATCATCCTCGACGACATGACCCCCGAACAGGTTAAGCGCATGAAAGAGGCTCAAGAGCGGGGCGATGTCAAAGTGGTGAAGGTCAGCAAAGCCCGTTTCAATGACATGAAGAAGGCCAAGAAGCCCGAAGCCGCTGAGGACACCCCAGAGGGCGAGGAATCGTCCGCTGGTGGTGATGAGGGGGACAACCCATCCGAAGGCGACACGGGCGACGAGAGCGGCGATTCTGGCGATGCTTGCGCTGATGCTGACGCTGACGACCAAGCCGACCTCGATGAGGCTGGCGACGCTCGTGGAGCACGTGAGCAGGAGTTTGGCATTGACTACAACCAAAATGAGGACGGCGATATTGACCGCCTCTTTGCTGAGTTGACTGAGGCTTTGGAGTCCGAGAGTGACCAAGCCGCCGACATGGAGCACGACTTCAACGAAGAGGCTGGGGACTCCCGACAGGACATTGACGGCGGGATTATCAAGCGACATGAAATCCGCATCACCCACGGGACCGACGATTTGGTCCGCCGTGGTGTTTCCGCCGTGGATTCATGGGCGGCAGAATACGACAGCACCATCAAGCAACACAACACGCAAATCAAGACCATGAAGAACGAACTCCGCCGCATTATCAAGGGGCGGGACTCCCGCTTCACGGACGGGCTGAAGAAGGGCGACCTCGACGACCGCCGCCTTTGGCAACACCGAACCAACGACCGCCTGTTCCGCAAGAAAGACCAGCCCAAGAAGGCCGAGGCCAATGTGCTCATTTTGGTTGACGCATCTGGGTCAATGGGTGCAGGCACTCGAGCGTCCAGCGCAAGTGAATGCGCCGCCGTGGTCACCGAGGTCATGGACTCTTTAGGCTTTGGTTGCGAGGTTGTTGACTTCAATTCAGATGGAGCATCCGCCAGCGGCTACACGTCCATGCGTGTCCGCAAGGGCATGAACGCCCCCTTGAACCGAATCACCAAAGCCGCCATCCGCGCGCCGTTTGTTGGCTCTCAAAACTCGGACGGCTACGCAGTGCAGTGGTGTCTTGACCGCTTGAAGGGCATGAAGGGCAACCGCATGCTCTTTGTCATCAGCGACGGACAACCCGCTGGCCCATACGACAAGGACTACCGCAACGGCGAAGCACACTTGAAGGCGGTTGTCGCCAACGCTCCAAAGGACATCGGTTTGTTCTCGATTGGCATTGACGGCATGGACACGAGCAGGTTTTACCCCAACGGGGCAACCTGCAACGCCCACGAATTGACGGCCAAAGCCATGCCAATCATCCGCCGCATGGTCCGCAAAGTCCGAGCCGCTTGAGGTGAAAACATGCCACGGAAGGTAGTCAAGCGTATCTTTACCGCATCGGGCGAACCAACACCCGCCAGCCATTGGCGTGTCATTGGAGCGCAGGGGTTGTATCGTCAGCCGATGCTTGAATGTGAAGTGCATCGGAACGACACCAAACGGATTGAGAAGGACGGACTTATCCAGCAATCAAACCACCGCCTCTACAGTGAATTGCACGACGTGTTCGATCATGAACACCGCCACGCCATTTGCACCTCTTTGAGGTTGGAATGGGACTTTTTCCCATTGAACACGGGCCGATCGT